CACGGCGCACCGAGGCAGCAGTTTGTGTGGCTCTGCATGGCCGCCCAGCGCGGCTATGAGGGCAGCTATGCCGACCGCAGTGACAGCAGCTACCCCGCAGGCGAACCGGCGGGCGTTGAGCTTGCCGCCAGCACCGCCGCAAGAGCGCAGGAGGCCAGCACCACCGCCGCAGATGACCTGTTGGCTATGGAGACAGGCGCGAACGAAACCGCAGACATTCTATTGGAGGATTGTACATGAAGAAATTATCCGGCGTGGCGGTCGTAACGACCGCCGAAGGCGAACGCGTGAGCTACACATACATGGAACTGGACGACAACGGCAACATCACCAGCCAGAACAACCGGGGGTCTTTTGTGGCCCTTGACGAAGAGGTTCTGACGGCCATTGTCACGCTGAAAAATGCCGTGAACGCGCGGCTTTAAGGAGGAAAAACCATGACTGATACCAAACGCATCAAAGAGTGCAAACGCAAGATTATTGCCGCGATCAATGAAGCGAAAATCCCCTTTGCGGTATCTGAGCTGATCCTCGAAAACATGCTTGCCGTTGTGCGTGAAAATAGGGCAGCCGAAGAAGCCGCGGCGGCAAACATCGAAACTCCGAAAACCGAGGAAGAAAAACTGCCGAACTAGGAGAAAAACGAATGAAACAGGGAACGCAATTCGTGCTGCCCGTGGAAATCGGGATGGATCTGGATGATGTGAGCCGGATCGAATTTGTGTTCAAGCAGAAGAGCTGCAAAGGCTTCCCAGCCATTAAATCCAACGTCTGGCCGGATGACTGCACCCGGCAGGAAGGACAGAACATCATCCTTATCCCCTGGACGCGGGCGGAGACATACAAATTCATGGGCGGCGAGACGCTGTACATGGACACCCGCATCACATTGCGGGACAGCACTGATCAGCCGCAGACTGAGATCCTGGCGCTCAAAATGAGCCCGACCTTATTTCAGGAGGCTGACACATGATCCAGGTGCGAGTGGCTCAACAGAGCGCCGTATCGGTGCGCATTGCCGGAGCGGCACCCGTGCGGGTGGACGTGACCGGCACCGCAGTGGTTAGTGCGCCGGAGTATAGCGGGCCGTATGACATCACGCCGTTGTTTACGGCGCAGGTTTTGCCCACGGCGAAAAAACTGATGCAGAAAGACGTGACAATCCGCAAGATACCGCAGTACGAGGTATCCAACGATTCAAGCGGCTACACACTGATAATAGGAGATGAATACTACAATGCCCAATAAATACGTAAACAAGGTTGTTATCGGCAAGGAAACGAAACTTGACCTTACCGCAGATACCATTACCCCGGACAAGCTGGCAAAAGGTATCACGGCACACGATAAGTCCGGCGCGCCCATTACCGGCACCAGCACAAAAGACGCTGACACCAGCGATGCCACCGCCGCTGTGGCAGAAGTGCTGAAGGGCAAAACATTTTACGCCCGCGGCACCAAAATGACCGGCACGATGCCCAACAACGGCGAAGTCAACGGTGAAATCAGCACCGTGGACGGCAAATACACCATCCCCATGGGCTTTCATGATGGTGCGGGCGGAGTGACCATCGCAGCGACCGAACAGGCTAAGCTGGTGCCTACCAACATCCGTGAAGGCGTTACTGTTCTTGGCGTGGTTGGCAGCATGAGCGGCAGTGAGGGCATGAAGCCGCAGGCTAAGAGCGTTACGCCGTCTTTCGAGCAGCAGGTTGTGCTGCCGGACAGCGAATACAACTGCCTGTCCCAGGTTACGGTGGCGGCTATCCCGGCCACATACGTTGATAATGCGGCTGGCGGCCAGACGTTGACGATTGGAGGCTGAGCATGGCGGTCAACAAGGTTGTTATCAATGATGAAGTTGTCCTCGACCTGACCGGTGATACGGTGCAGGCTGCCGACCTGCCGAAAGGGGTAATTGCCCACAGTGCCACAGGGGCCAAAGTCACCGGAACCACAAACTATGCCGGTTCCAGCAACGCGGGCGGCTCCGCAAAGAGCGCCGAAAAACTAAATAACAGCCTGACCATCAAACTGAACGGAACCAGTCAGGGCGCATGGGACGGCAGCAGCGCAAAAACCATTGACATAACGGCAACCAGTGTTGGCGCGACAAACGTTACGCTCAGAAGGTGGTGACAGTTGCATGGGTGTGTATTTAGGAAGTACGCAGGTAGATATGCAGGGCGGCTTTGTGACGGGTGGTGCCAGTGGGGCGAGTTTGCAGAGCAAGACCGTAAGCCCCAGTGAGAGCGCACAGACGGTTAAGGCCGACAATGGCTATGATGGTTTGAGCCAGGTTACAGTGAATGCAGTATCAAAAACTTATGTGGGCAGCGGCGTGACGAAAAAAAGTGCTGCAACTTATACGCCGGGAACGAGTGACCAGAGCATTGCATCCGGCCAGTATTTGAATGGAACCCAGACGATTAAGGGTGACAGCAATTTGACTGCGGCCAATATTAAGAGCGGCGTAAAGATTTTTAATGTGACAGGCAGTTATGCCGGGAGCAGCAGTGGCGGAAACACGCCAAGCTTGCAGACCAAAACGGTTACGCCCAGCGAGAGCACCCAGACGGTAAGCCCGGACAGCGGATATGACGGACTGAGCAAAGTGACCGTGAATGCGATATCGAGCACTTATATTGGCAGTGATGTGACCAAAAAAAGCGCAGCAACTTACATCCCGAAGACAACCGACCAGAGCATTGCATCTGGGCAATACCTGAGCGGGACACAAACAATCAAGGGCGATGCAAACCTGGTGGCCGGGAACATTAAGAGCGGTGTGAGCATTTTTGGTGTGACAGGTACTTATACCGGCGGCGGGAGTTCCGGCGGCAGTGGCAATAACAATGTAGAGGCTTATGCCGTTACCAGCACCAACCCCAGCGTGAGTTTTAAGACCGCCAGCGGAACCATTAAGATTTGGGGCTACGGCACCATAACCAGTCAAGGCGGCTGGGGCGGCACCACTACAAGCTTGATTGCTTTTGACGGAAATAAGTATTACAAGAGCGCAGTATATGGCAGCCCAAGCAGCACAAGTCTGAGTTTGAGCATCAGCAACGGAAAACTGACGGGACTGCCGAGCGGACTATCCGCAATCAGCGCGATTGTGACGAGAGGTATATGATCATGGCAACTGATACAAAGCTGGACAGTTTGGTGATTAACTATCTATCACAAAGCCAGTACAACAATGCGAAAAGTTCTGGAACGTTGAATGCGAACCAGATTTATATGACACCAGCCTCCTCCAGTACCTATACGCTGCCTGCCGCTACCAGTTCAACCCTGGGCGGGGTGAAAATCGGGAGCAACATCACGGTGAGTTCCGGTACGATCAGCCTGACAAAGGCGAACGTGACAAGTGCTTTGGAGTATACACCGCCAACAACCGACACCAAGTACACACTGCCGACAGGTAATGCTTCGACTTTGGGCGGTGTGAAATTGAGTGATTCGACCAGTTCAACAAGTTCGACCAATGGTGGTGTTGCGGCAACGCCGGCGGCGGTGAAGGCGGCCATCGCGGAAGCAAAACTTGCAGCCTGGCCGATTGGCAGTATTTACATGACCGTAAGCAATACAAGCCCAGAGTCTTTATTTGGCGGTACCTGGGAAAGAATTTCTGAACGCTTTTTGCTTGGTGCTTCCAGCAGTTATCCCGCAGGTAGCACTGGGGGCGAATCCGCCCATACGCTTACACAAAGCGAGCTACCGAATTATTCGCTGTCTGTGGCCAACGGAAGCAACGTAATACGCTCCAAAACCGGAAGCTCTGCGGATGCGTATGTTCAAACGCAATCAAGTGGCTGGGGTATTCCGAACTGGGAATCCAAAACCGTAACAGTCGCCTCCGGCGGTTCCGGGAAAGCTCACAACAACATGCCGCCTTATTTATCGGTATGGATATGGAAGAGGACAAAATAAGGAGGATAAAAATGCGGCTGAAGAATGAAGAAGCCCTGCTGCATTGGCCCCTGGCCCAGCACATTATCACCGCAGGCTGGCTCTACAATGACGGCAGCCTGCACCGCGCGCTGGATTTCCGCGCGGCAGTCGGCACGCCGGTATACGCAGCAGAGGGTGGCACGGTTGCAATCGCATACCGCTGGAACGGCAAGCGCACCCAGGGAGATACCAACAGTTACGGCAACATGGTCAAGCTGCGCCATGCAACCTACAAGTACGGCACGTTGGAAACGCTGTACGCCCACCTGAGCAATCTTTGCGTGGCGCAGGGACAGCAGGTACAGGAAGGCCAGCTGATCGGCTACAGCGGCGATACCGGCAACTGCTATGGAGCACACCTGCATTTTGAAGTGCGCTGGAAAGGCCAGCGCACCAACCCGCTGAACTGGCTGGATGCTGATTTCAGCACGGCCAGCAGCGCGGTAAAATTGGGCAGCTACAGCAGCGTAGCGCACAATATGAAGGAAGTGGAATACATGAATTATGCAATCGACGTGTCAAAACATCAGGGCAAATTCAACTGGCAGGCGGCGTATGACAAGGGCATCCGCCATGCCATGCTGCGCGCCGGGTATGGCCGTTACAGCAGCCAGAAAGACCCCCAGTTTGAGCGCAACGCGGCTGAGTGTGCCCGCCTGGGCATCCAGTACGGCGTGTACTGGTACAGCTATGCCAGCACCCCGGCGGAGGCACGCCAGGAGGCCCGCTGCTGCCTGGCCGCGATTAAGGGCAAGCACCTGTGCCTGCCGGTGGCGTATGATATCGAGTACGAGCCGTGCATCCTGCGCCTGACCAACGCGCAGCGCACAGCACTTGTACAGGCCTTTTTGTCGGAGATTGAGGCCGCAGGGTATTACGGCATCCTGTATGCTAGCTGCAATTTTATTCGCAACCGCCTGGACTACAAGGCGCTGTCCAAATACGATATCTGGGTTGCCCAGTATGGCAGCACATGCACCTGCCCCCTGCCGTATGGCATCTGGCAGTACAGCAGCCGCAACGCTCTGGGCGTGCCCGGCTACGGCACCAGCCTGGATTGCAACAGGGTATACAAGGACTATGAGCAGCTGATGATCCAGGCAGGCTTGCAGGGCCACACCGCGCCCACCCCGGAGGACACCACCCCCAACAAGCTGGACAAGCAGCGTATTACCATTGGCCGTATCTCCAGCGGCGACCGCGCAACCATTCGCGCCCTGTGCGAGGGGCTGGGGCTTATCTCCGCCGGCCTGTACCGCGAAACCTGTGCAGATGGCAACCAGTGGATGCTGGACGTTGGGCCGGTATCCAGCGGCGACGCCTGGTACATCATGCGCAAGTGTGCAGAGCTGCAGCTGATTGATGCAGGGCTGTACAAGGCCGAGTATGTGGAGGGCTGACCGTGCTGGACTGGATCATCAGATACTGGGTGCAGTGGCTCTTCGGCCTGATCTGCGCCGCACTGCTGGCAGGCTACCGTCGCCTGGCCAAGCGGGTGAAGGAACAGGAAGAGGAACGCAAAGCCATCAAGGCCGGACTGCTTGCTATCCTACACGATCGCCTGTACGCCGAGTGCTCCCGCTACATTGCGCAGGGCAGCATTGACACGGACGGCCTGCGAAACCTGGAATATCTCTACCGCAGCTACCATGCGCTGGGCGGCAACGGCACGGGTACAGAGCTGTACAACCGCGCCAAAGCCTTACAGATTAAGAACGATTGACCAACACACATAGGAGGAAACCATCATGGATATTGCATCTTTTGGTATCGCATCCGTTGCCTGCATCACCGTTATCTGCTACCTTGCCGCAACGGCTGTCAAGCAGACCCCGCTGGCTAACAAATGGCTGCCGTCCATCTGCGGCGCCCTTGGCGGCCTACTGGGCCTTGCCGCCATGTACATCAACGTGCCGGACTTCCCGGCCGCCGATCCCCTGACCGCCCTGGCCGTGGGCATTGTTTCCGGCCTGGCTGCGACCGGCGCGGATCAGGTTA